GAACGATAAGCTTGGTTGCTGGCGTGATAAGCCGCTGCACGATTGGGCAAGCGATGGCGCAGATGCTTTTCGTTATCTTGCAGTTATTGAACAAGGCAAGTCAAAACCATACTCAGGCAAGATGCGCTTTGGTTAACTAATAAACATAGGGCTTTTTTATGACCGATACATACTTAGACCGCCATCAACGCCACGAAATATATTTACAGCGTTTAGCTAGTGAGTTGTTAAACAAATACGCTTACCCGAACCTGACCCAAGCGTATAAAGCGGCTAGGCTTATTGTGCTAGACGTTGACGACCTAAGCGACAATAGCATAAAGCGTAGAATTAACAGCGCGATACTGCAAAGTGAAAATTGGGCTGCATTGACTAAAGAGCTAACCGACACCGCGATTTATGAGGCTGGGTTTTATGCCTCAATGTTTGCAGAGGTGAATGATTTACCGATACCAATGAGAGTGCCTACAGATGCCGCTATTAGCCGAAGCGTTAAAAATGATGTAATGGTATTTGAATCATCTGCGCGCACGTTAGCAGGCACATGGGGAGAACTGGTTGCGCTTAATCTTGCATCAGTTGCGGCTACATACAATAATCAGATACAAGCCGCCAATGCGCTAGGTGAATCACCAACACAGGCGGTCACTAGAATGCGAAACATTACGCAAGGTGCTTTGATGCGTGACGCTGAAAACTTAGTAAGAACAGGGATGGCGCAACACGCGATTAATTCTCGTGAGTTGCTAATGGAAGAAAACAACGACATAGTTAAGCGTAAGTTTTTCAACGCTACCTTTGACAACCGCACAACCAAACAATGTATGAGCGCATCAAGCTCTGCAAGTAATCCTTGGTTATTAGATGACGAATCAGCGCCTAAGTTACCGCTACACTATAACGAGCGCAGTAACTACCTATATTTGATAGAAGGCCAAACAGAGCCAGAAGGTACCAAAACAGCCGTTGGTGGCAAGGATACCGAGGAAGCGAGAGAGGCATTCGATAAACGACAGGCGCGATTAAATAAGCGCAGAGACAACCCAGCGATTGATGGTAAAACATCTAGCCAAGTGCGCTACAGGGGCAGACGCGACCAAGACATATTTGATGTTAACCAAGTCACAGAAAGCAAGTCATCTACTTGGCTACGTAAACAGCCAAGATACTTTGTAAACGATACGCTAGGTCCACAGCGCGCAGCATTGTTTTTAGATGAAGGATTCGCGCTTACTAAGTTTACTGATATGACGTTTAGACCGTTAACGTTGGCGCAGATTAGGGCTAATGGTGCTTAGTAAAACTTGCACACTAACAAAATCCTATATTAATGTTATAATGCTAATATTATACAAAAAAGTGTGCAAAAATGATTGATACTATTACACAGTTAAACGAACTATCAACGATGATGCCAGCCGTTAAAGCGGTGCGTACAGCGGTCAAAGGTGGCACATTCGTTAAACGTGCAGGCTATGTGTATTTGCCTCACCCCAGCCAGATTGACCAGAATACAAAAGAGGCGCAAGTGCGCTATCAGATGTACCTTGCAGGCGCTGACTTTTCAGAGTTCCCCGGTCAAACACTCACGACAATACTTGGTAAGTTAGCTGTTGAAAAACTAGACTTTGAACCACCAGAACAGTTAAATTATTTAATTGATAATGTGGACGGTGACGGCCTTTCATTTGACGGTTTAGCTAAGTCATGCGCGTCTAACATCCTACAAGTTAAGTGGCATGTATTGGTAACTGATTATCGCGGCTTGTCTGACGTTGATACACAAAGCGTTTCAATTGCTGATATTGAAGGCGTAGAGTTACGCGCGAATATTAAGCAGTACAACCGCGAATCTGTATTTGATTACGGTTACAAGCGTATTGGCGGTGTAATGCAATTGAGTTACTTACTGCTTAGAGAGTTATCGAAGTCATCTAAGAAATCGGTAGGCGTTAACCTTGAAGATGATATTGAAACATTTCTATTGTTATCGCTTGATGAAGATGGTAATTATTATCAGCAAAAGGTAGTCAAAGCAGAAAAAGGGTATGTAGAAAGTGAGCGTAACTATGTCACAGTTGCAGGCGCACCGCTTAAATGGCTACCGGTTGAGATTGCATCAGATGAAGAATTGCCAGCCGGAGAGCTACCCGACCAGCTAGGATACCTTGAAGGCATAGTTAACCTTGCGTATTCTCGTTATCGTGTCAGCGCTGACTACAAAGAAGCGATAAGAAACTTACCACCTACAACTTACGTTAGCGGTATGACCGTATCAAAGCATGAGCAATTCACCGAGACAAACGGGCGTGATTATGTTGCCACCGGCGCAGGCTCAGTGAACTTTTTACCAGAGGATGTAACGGTAAAGATTGAAGGGGCAAACACTCAGCTAGAAGGTTACGAGCGCTTTTTTGATCAAAACGCCAAAGGTGTACGCGCTCAGGGTGGAAGCTTTGAAGATGATGACACTTCGCAAAAGACAGCGACAGGTGCAAACATTGATAGTTTTAATCAGACCGCAAAGCTAGGCGGTTTAGCGTCATCACTTGAGGAAGCACTAAGGCGCTCAGTATTGTATTGCGGTATGTTTGAAGGGCTTTACGGTCAAGATGATATTGAAGATAACCTCGACCAGATACAGTTAAGATTACCGCGAGACTTCGCCACCGCTAAATTGACACCAGAAGAAGGATTGATGTATCTAAACTTTAAACAAAGCGGTGATATTAGCCAAGCTGAATTCTTGCGTATTATCGTACAGGGTGGCTTAACGGTCAGCGATGTAGAAACAATTGAGGGTGAGTTATCACTACAACCGCCACCACTTTTGACATAATTAACTAAACGTATTAAAATTAGATTAAATCAGCCAATCGTATTGGCGTAAATACCAACACTTAAAAGGCAGTGCCATAAAATGAGTGACTATACACAAGAACAGTTTGACGAATTACCAGAGTTTGCAAAGAAAGATTATATTGAAGTGGATGGTGTTTATAAACATGCCGGGTTTGTTAAAGTTAAGCAAACCGCGAATGAGATAGACAAGAAAGCCAAAGACTTTGAGAGCAAATACGGTGAGTTAACTGGAAGGCTAAACGACTTTGAAAGCAAAGAAGCGGAAAAAATACAGCAAGCGCGGAAAGAAGCCTACGACAAGGCGCGGAGCGAGGGCAATACGGACGAGCTAGAAAGGCAGTGGCAAGAAAAACTAGCAGATGCCGAGCGCAGAGCCGGGGAGTCTGAGACTAAATACAAAGACCGCATGTTAGGTTTGGCCGTTAAGCAGCAAAGTGCCATAGCCAGTGAATTATCAGAACACGCGACAACAGGCGGCAAGGCAGCATTTAAACGACTTGTTTTATCCTACATTAAAGTAGACGCTGAAACAGGTGAAGAAACATATTTAAACGATGATGGCAGTGCTAGCTCGTTGAACAAAGCTCAGTTTATTGATGAGTTGAAAAAAAGCGAAGTGTTTAAACCGTTAATAGCCGCAACTTTAAGCGCTAACGGTGGTGGCTTTGCACATGGTAACAATGGTGGCAGTGCTCCAGGTGTTAGTAAGAAGTTTCAAGAATACTCTGGCGCAGAGCTAAAAGAGATTAGGGCAACAAACCCGACACTTTACGAGCAACTGAAAGCCGCACATTTAAACAGTAAATAAAGGAAAGCTATCATGGCACTAACTAGACTATCAGACATCATTGACGTAACAGTATTTCAAGATTTACCAGCCGTAAACTCGCCTATTAAAAGCGCGTTTTTCGAGTCTGGTATTATTAACGCAAACCCACTTCTTGACAGCCTAGCAAGCGCAGCCGGTAAAACTGCTGAACTGCCATTTTGGAAAGATTTGGACGGCACATCAGAGGTTAACTACTCCAATGATGACCCGACTGACGTTGCGGCAACACAAAAGATTACACAAGGCGAACAGAGCGCACGTAAGGCATTTATTAACAAGGGTTGGCAAGTGGCAGACCTAGCTAGTGAAGTCGCTATGGGAACTCGTGCAATGGACGCTATTCGCGCTCGTACCGATACGTATTTCATGCGTCAATGGCAGGCTCGTTTGATTGCAACTACCAACGGTATTTTGGCCGATAACGTTGCAAATGACAGCGGTGATATGGTAATTGACGTTGCAGCCGAAGCAGTTGCAGACCAGACAAAAGACACACGCTTTAACCGCGATGCTTTCACTACTGCTGTATTTACTTTAGGCGATGCTTCTAGTGAGTTAACCGCAGTTGGTTTTCACAGTGCAGTATTAGCGCAAGCCGTTAAAAACGACGACATTGTTTATATGCCTGATTCACAAGGCAGCTTAACTATCCCAACTTACATGGGTTTACGTGTAATCGTTGATGATGGTTTGACTGTTACGGCTGGCACTACTGACGGCTTTAAATATACGTCTGTATTGTTTGGTAATGAAGCATTCGGCTATGGTGTAGGCTCACCAGAAGTACCTGTTGAGATTGAGCGCTCTGCTGCACTTGGTAACGGTGGCGGTATTGAGACATTGTTTATCCGCAACACTTGGATACTACATCCGTTCGGTTTCCAGAACACTGGAACGCCAAGCGGTGTAAGTTATACCAATGCAGAGCTTGCCGGTGCAGGTTCTTGGGATAGAGTTGTTGAGAGGAAAAATGTACCACTTGCATTTTTAATTTCTAATTAGTGAATAGTTTACACTAATACATAAATGCGCTAAGATGCCCTTTCGTTAATTCAAAAGGGCATTTTTTATGGGTAAAATTAATATAGGGGATGTTTTTTCTAAGCTTGTTGTAACAGGGTTTACTTATGGCGTAAGAAGTAGTGGACTTAAAAAGAAGCTTAATACTTGTTCTTGTGAGTGTGGTTCTATAATAGATGTTGAATCAGGGAATTTAAACTCAGGTAATACAAAGCAGTGTAACGATTGTGCTGTATTAACGAGAGCAGATTACAGAAGAAAGCATGGATATTCTAAATACATAAATTCAAGCGAGGTAAAAACAAAAACTTATTTTACATGGAAGGCAATGAAAGCAAGATGTAACAACCCAAAAGTAAAGTGTTATCAAAGCTATGGGGGCAGGGGGATATCAGTTTGTAGTTCATGGGATAATTTTGAATCATTCCTTGCAGACATGGGAGAACCACCAACACCTAACCACTCAATAGAAAGGATTGATAACGAAGG